CTTAAAAAACTCTTTTAGTTCGCCCTATAAGGTAGATGTTGTAAATGACTTTTACTGGACAATACAAAGCCCAAAAACGCAACAAGGTCAACTTTATAGATATGAAGTACCTAGAATAGAATTAATTGAGAAAAAAATAAACGTAAACGCTATTGTTAATCAAGCTTTTTATTCAACAGCAACCGGTGTTTCAAAAATTGGTGATGTTGCAAAAGAAGTCTCTGGTTTTACTGCTAGCGCACTTGGCTCAGTACAGGCTAGGGGTGGTTTAGGAAGCAATGTTGCTGGATCATTAATAAATGCAGGTGGTGCAGTTTCAAACTTTTTTAGTACTATTGGAGGAAGCCTACAAGCATTAGGAGCAGCAGGAACTCCCGTTGGTAATGCTGTTAGTTTATTAAAAAGCGGTGTACAAAAAATATCTAACAAAGTTGGTTTAGGTACTCTTGATGGTGTATTAGCACCATATGATGGTCTGTACTTTACCGAGCCCACAGGTTGGAATTACAATTTACCGTATTTCGAAAATTTAAATAATAATGTTAATAATGTTTTTGGTGATTTAGCTGGTATGCTTGGTGGTGCAGCCGCTGGTGTGAGAGAAGCAATTTCAGAATATTCTCAACTTTATAATTTGACTAAGCCTGGTACTTATATAGAAAGAACTAAAATGTTTAAATTTGAAGAAGATGGTGATGAATTTACATTTGAGTTTCCTTTAATTAATACTTCGAACGCAACTTTCGATGATGTAATAAAAAACTGGCAGTTATTATTTTTATTGATTTATCAAAATAGACCCTCTCGTACTTCTAGAGACATTATTGATTTTCCAGTTATATATGAGGTTTTAATACCTGGTGTAAAATATACTCCGTTTGCATATATTTCAAACCTATCTATAGAATTTTTAGGATCTAGAAGATCAATGATAATACCTGTTCCTCAACTTACAAACACGGGAAGAACATTAACTGTTTCTGATGGATTTGAAACTATTATTCCTGATGCATATAAAGTCTCTATTACTTTAAAAAGTCTTGTTGCAGAAACGAGAAATTTCTTATATGCTATGTTATATCAAAAGAGATTGCTTGTACAATCTTCTACCGTTAATACTTCTATTGCTCAGCAAATCAATTCATTATCTCAAGCAACACAAAATATATTAGATATAAATAGAGCGGGTGGTAACAGACTATTAACGCAATCCGTTAATATTCCTAATTCTATTTTACCCGGAATAGGATAATATGGCCGAAAATAACACATTACAAAAAGGAGATTATCAAAATAATATACCAGAGTTATCTAAACTCAACACGTATAGATATGAAAACATTTTTAAAGTTTACAAAACTAACTACAGTCAATTTTATTATAATATTCTGAATACTGTACAGTTTGATGAAAATTTAAATCCAAGTGTTTATTATGAGATAAGCGTATCCCAGCGTTTACCCTGGTCAATGATTAGCTTTAATGAGTATGAAACGATGGACCTATGGTGGTTGATATGTATTGTTAATAAAATTAATAATCCTCTAGAATTGCCCGAAATTAATCAGTCAATAAAAATTATTAGAAAAGAGTTTTTAAAGTTTATTATCGATGAAATAAGACTTAAGCTAAATAGTTAATACATGAGCACATACAATGTTGTTTTGCCATCACCAGATACGGACAGCATATTTAAAATAGATGATACTGAATATTATTTTGACGCAGTTTTATATAATGCTAATGAAGAATTTGTCAGGCTAAGAGTTCAAAATATAACAGAACTTATATTAGAAGATAATTTTTTATCACCTTTTCATAAAGGCACCCTTACATTTAAAAATAATTTAGATGCAATTGAAAGAGTATCAAATGTACCATATAGTCAATCCCCGGGTCAATTTAATACATTTAGCTACATTAATAAAGATGTAATATTACCATTTTCATTTAGAGGTGATTGTAGAGACTTTCTATTAATAGATATAGTACCAAAATTAACTGACGATCCAAATTATCAATATGGGGAAGATGTTAATACGTTATGGAGATTAAAATTTTTATTTTCTATTTACGATACTGAAGACATAATAGGGTCAGATCCTAATGAAAAATTTAAAAAATTGTATTTTCATGATTATAATCATCAAATTTTAAATGAAAGAAATATAGATTTTGCAACTTCAAATTTTGTAACTACAAAAGATGTTATTAATTTAGACAATTCAGCTAGAGGAATAAAAACAGGATTAGCTATAAAAAATATTCTTAACACTACCTTTCCTAAAAAAGAAGGGTTTGAATTAAAATTCGGTGACTGGGATGAAGGCGCTACAAGTATTTTTTATTCATCTCCTGCAGATTCAAAAGCTATAGACGATCTTGATTATATATTACAACACCATGTAAGCGATCCGGGAAATAATTTTGATTTCAGTATTTTAAGAAAGGAAAGATATATAAATTCTTATACTCTGAGATCTTTAAAAACTTATTTTGATAATGCATATATTAAGAGAGTTACTGCTAATGTAGACGGAGGAGGACCACTACATTTAGAAAAGTTTCATATCGGTACAGCTGATAGAGATGATAGCAAACAGATTACACAAGCATCTAGAACACCTATAGGCCCTAAAAACGTAGCGTTTTTGCCTGCCTACAGTATAATTAGTAATTATAGGTTTTCACCTCCCGCAGGTGTAGATGTACAAAATTTGCTTATTACAAAAATGGTTCATACTTATAATCCAGAAAGTAAATCTTTTGTTTCAGATTATAGGGAAAATCAATTTACTAGAAATATAGAAATTTTTAATAAAAATTATGTCCAAAGTCAAAAAGGAAGCTATGGTATAAATCCATTTTCAGCCATAACAAAAAATGAATTTAGACTCGCAAATTATAATTATGATAACGTGTATACACCTTATTATGAATCTGCAGAACAACGTTTAGCTTTCGGACGTAATGAGTTTCTTAAAAATGCTTTGTTTCTAAACAATACACTAAACTTTGAATCGCCAGGTTTAACATTAAGACAAGCTGGCAGATTCATTTCTGTAGACCGTGAAAGCGGACAACCTGATAGCAAATTTGATGATAAGTTGTTAGGAACTTATTTTGTTGTAAATATTAAGCATATATTTAGAAACAGCTCATATAAAAATTCAGTAACATGCGTAAAACCATACCTATTTGCCGACCCTAAGAACAATTCAGTTGTATTATGAGTATTATAAAAACAATTATTCCTCAGATTTGTGATATAAATTTAGCTAGTACCACAGATCTTTTAAAAAAATATTCAGACTATTTAGAAATTTTATCAAATTTTACTGATGAAATAAAAGTATCTTTAGAATATAGAGACACTTTCTTTAAGAATGATACTATTAATAGCAGAATAAATTTTTTTAATACGTTAGATATAAAATTAAAAGATTTTGATACAGATTTTATAGCATATTGGTATGAAATTTTTAATTCCTCCCCTGAATATATTAAATCTAAAGTAACAACTAAAAACTTAAGATTTGAAAGCGATAGCGTAGGTAAATACGCTAACTCTTCATATGTTTTAGATGATAGCGTACTTCCTGTACTTGATTGGTCTATGAATGAATCACCACCACCAAATTATATACCTTATAATGCTTTAAATAAAGTTTCGCCATGGCAAAAACAAATACTTCAAAGAGCAAGTTTTAGAGTTAATAATATGTATAGAGCAAACATTTCTTTAGTACAGCCAGTACAGAAGAAATCTACCGAAAATCATGGTACAAATTTAGTACCTGATACAGAGTATTATACAAGAGTACGTACAAGGATTAAAACCAATATATTAAATCGCATTAAACAAAAATTTAAAGAAGAAATAAAAATACTTACCTATTTTTGTAATTTAGATGATAATCAAGCAGTAAATTACACAGATACTAGTACTAATCTACAATTAATGAATCCAATAGAGTTTGAACTCGACGTTGAACAATTTAAATGTAAAGTTGACGTACTTTCAAATAAGATCAAATACTTAAAAAGTAGATTTCTTAACGATGATGTTTTATCAACAGAAAAAATAGAGGTTATAGCTCCAAAAAGTAAAACAACAGAAGAAATAGATAGATTATATAGAGAAAATATTTTTAATCGACTAGAAAAACTAGACCCTAAAACGTTTTTTCAAAAAATATCTAACGAAGAATCTGAATCAGATATTTCAGGTACTGAAATTACTAACGATCTTAATGCTGATAGAGTAGATTCTTCTTTAACTGACGAACAGGTAATAAGAGAGATCTCAGCGCCTGCTAATATTAACGAAATACCCTCTACATTTGCAACGTTTCCATCTAATGCTACTTACCCCACTTATAGTGTACCTGGATGGGCCGCACCTTTTGCAGAATGCGCAGGCGTGGGATCAACTTTAAATGCGTTTAACGGTCAAACAGACCCATTAACTATAACTGCAAATCTAACAAGCACAACATTTGATTTATTTTCAAGTCTTAGACAAATTAATCCATTCGATATCGACTTTAGCGTATTTAACGTCGAATTAGATAGAACAATGTCAACTATTCTAGATGCAATTCAATTAATAGATTGGAAAGCATTATCTAACGCATTTACTAATTTCCCGGTATCACCATTTGCGTTAGGTACATTATTCGATGTACAATCAATAGGTAGAGCTGTTTTTGATGCTGCGTCTGACGCATTAGTTTCACAGGTACAAACTTTAGTAGCTAATTTCTTAAACGGTTTGCCTTGCGGATCAACTCTTGGTCAAATTGGCAGACGTATTATTTAAAAAAGTAGTATAGTTTTTAGCTTCATCGTTTCCTACCTCATCTATAACTACCGCTTCCACCTCTTTTAATTGCTTGAACATATCTTCTCTTGATAATACTAACATTTCTTTTGCATCGCCTAGTAAGTCTTTTTTCATATCATGGTCCATTTTCTTGAGCTCTTTAGCAGATGCGCTTCTTTTATCCTGTACAAGTATTTTGTTTAAAGTCTCAATTGCGTTTGCAGATGCATTAATAAGTTCTGCATATGCAGATAAATCTTTACTTTCTGGTGCAGCATGTAAATAGACTCCTAAATTTTTAACTAAATCAACACACTCATTGATGACAGCCCCGGCACTATCTACTACAAAATCTTCTAAATTTTCTTTAGAAACTTTTCTTATTTCGCGGTTAAGCTGTATATTCTTTTCTTTTAAAGCATCTATAATATTGTCAATATCTTCATTATTATCTGACATATTAATATTTATCTTGAAATAATAGATTGTAAGTTTATAATAGAGTTATGAACGAGTCATTATCTTTTATAAAGACACATGAATTAGCTAAATTACCTATTAAAAATAATGCTACCGATTCAGGCTACGATGTATTTTGTGTAGAAACTAAGATAGTACCTGCATTGCAATCTGCTATTGTTGATGTTGGATTAAAATTTGCACATATACCTTCTGGTTATTGGATAAAAGTAGAATCGCGTAGTGGCTTAGGTTTTAAGCATGGTATAATGGCCCACCCGGGTATTATCGATAATGGATATAGGGGCGATGCTGGTATTAAGCTTTACAATCTTACAAGTAGAGACTATACTGTGACAGCAGGAGATCGAATTGCACAATTTGTTCTATACCCTCTAGCTCCTAATTATTTTGTTAATTTTTCAGATACTGCAACTGAATCTAACCGTGGCGAATCTGGTTTTGGATCTTCAGGTAAATGAACTTTCAAAATCTTTGGATAGAAAAATATAGACCAAAAGTACTTGGTGATATTGTTCTCAACAACGAGACTCGTCAAGTAATCGATTCATTTAAACAAAAAGGCGAAATACCCAATCTTCTTCTTATTGGTATTCAAGGTATAGGAAAAACCTCATTAGCAAAAATTTTAGTTAATGATATATTAAATTGTCAGTATTTATATATTAATGCTAGCGATGAGAATGGTATTGATACAATTCGTAATAAGGTAGTAAGTTTTGCTAAAACAAAAAGTATCGATGGTAATATTAAGGCTATAATACTTGATGAGGTAGATGGTATTAGCCTTGAAGCTCAAAAAGCCTTACGCAATACTATGGAAGAATTTTCAAGTAATACAAGGTTCATATTAACCGGTAATTTTAAACATAAAATAATCCAAGCATTACAGAGTAGGTGTCAAGAACTTAATATGGTCCCACCTATTGAAAGTATTGCAAAAAGAATATTACAGATTCTAAAAGCAGAGAACGTAAAGTATAGTGAAGATCAAAAGAAAAGTTTAGTTAACTTAATTAAAAAGCTCTACCCTGACTTACGCAAAATTATTAATGAGTTACAGAAGTTCAGTACAAAAGGAGAATTAGAGATACCTTCAATATCTATTAGCAATGATATTGTAATTAAATTAATTGATTATGTTAAGCAAAAAAATTCTGCTAGTGCAAGAAAATTTTATATTGAAAATGAAGATAAATTTCAAGGCGACTATCAATTGCTACTAAAGGAAGTATTTAACTATATATCAGAAACTCTTAATATTAACCAACTTAATACAAAAAAATCACTATTAGTAGTATCAGAACATTTATATAGAAGCAGTTTTGTCGTAGATCAAGAAATTAACTTTTATAGCTGTCTTATATCTCTAGAAGAATTTATCCTCTAGGCATGTACTTGTGGGTATAGCTTTTTACTGATGGTGATTTTTCACCAACTGCAGGTGAAGAAGGAATCTTAATGTTTTTATTTTTAAGTTTTCTATCACCTTTAATTAACTTACCTTTACCATCATCAGAATGTTGAGTATGAGCAACCTGCTGATTGTCTTCATCTTCAACCTCAGGCTTGATCTGTGTTTTATCTTTTCTCTTAAGAGAATCAGGAATAGGAGGCAAATTAATCCCGTTAGAATATGGTTCTAAGAATTCTGCAGGTATTGTAAGGAAATCTACATAACGTCCAGGAGCGATTTCCTGTGTTATATCTACATCAAAAACGCTACCTGTAATTTCCGAGTTACCAGTAGCTTGAGTAGTAGGTCTAATTGGTTTAACAGAACTTACTCTAATAAGAAGATCGCTATCAGACCATCCTTTTACCTTATCCTGGTAACCTTTAGTTTGTTTTTTAAAGAAATCGCTTCTAAATAAATCGGTCTTTATCTTTACCATATCACCTGTAAGAAAACCACCTCTAGTATACTTTTGAAGATACGATTCTAATACCACTGGAAACTTCTTATTCATTATAATTATTTATTATTTAATAACCTCTTTTGTAATATAATCTTTAACTAAATAATATTAATGAGTATTAAGATAGAAAGCCTTTCTAACTTAGTTAATGTAGCTGACTTAAAATATCAAGACTTAAAATTAGATTTAGAATATACATATACTCAAAACCCTGAATTTAAGAAGGTTAATGAAATAAAGGATTTAAAGGTAGACTACGATATTAATGCTATAAAGAATAGCTTACGAAACCTATTTTTAACAAATAGAGGCGAAAAACTATTAAACCCCTATTTTGGTATAGGTTTAGGCAATTATGTTTTTAGTCAAGTTACAGAAGCCACGGCCGCTGAAATAGGTAATTCTATACTTCAAAATATTAAAATTTTTGAACCAAGAGTAGAAGTTAATAATATTAATGTGATTTCAAATCCGGATGACAATAGCTACACCATTAATCTTACTCTCAATATTCCTCAGTTGAAGGGTGCTCTTTTAAACTTGGTTGGTAAATTAAATAATACTGGATTCAGCTTCTTATGAGCAACTTAATAGAGCAAGATTCGAACTTTTCGATAAATCAACAAGGATACGCAGCATTTGATGCTTTGTCCTTAAAACAGCTTATTATTGATAGATTAAACCAGAACTCAACATTTACAGATCAAAATTTTGAAGGTAGTAATATTTCTGCCATTATTGATATAGTTGCATACAGCTATCACGTTTTACTATTTTACTTAAATAGAACAGCATCAGAGAGTTTGTTTAGTCAAGCCACCCTTTACGAAAACATTAATAAAATTGTAAAGGAATTAAACTATAAGCCAATAGGGTATCAAACTAGCTTATTAAGCTTTGAGGCACAAGCAGACAAATCTTTAGATAAAGATACATATTCAATTCAAAGATATTCATATTTCACTCTTAACGGTATCAATTATTCTTTTACTTCCGATGTTTCATTTACAAAAGAAACAAACACAGAAGAATTTTTACAAGAGTTTAGTGAAAATAATCTTTTAAG